TACTCGAGGCGCAAGTTTAGCGAGCTCAGCGAGTATAGCGACTCGGTAAAAGACTGGGCTAAGAAAACCTACAACGGTGTATCAATTACAAGTAACCAGCAGCTCGTTAGGTTGTTTGAAAGCATCGGTGCTGAGATTACCGAATACACGCCGACTGGTCAAAAGTCATGCACTAAGGATCAGCTGAAGATGCTTATCCGCGATGGGAATGACGAAGTCAAGCAACTTGCTGACTCTGTCCTAAAACAACGAAAAGCAGATAAACTTGCAAACACGTACTTTGCGAACTTCATCAATGGAAACATCAACGGATTTGTACACCCGTCAGTACGAACTCTTGGCGCACGAACGAGCCGCATGTCAATTACCGATCCAGCACTTCAAACTCTTCCAAAGGGAGACGATGTTGTTCGCCGCGCGTTTATTCCAAAAGACGATGACCATGTCATTATCACGTCGGACCTTGACCAGGTTGAGTTCCGCATGTTCGCAAGTCTTGCAGATGACCCAAACTTGACGACAATGTTCAATATTGCAGACTCAACTGGATCTGATCCATTTACTGAAATTGGTCGTGAGGTCTACTCAGATCCGACGATGCAGAAGTCTGATAAGCGCCGTAACCTTATTAAGAGCATGGTTTACGGTCGGTTGTACGGCGCTGGTGTGGCAAAGCAAGCGCTTACAGCCGGTGTTCATGAAGTACAGATGAAATCTGTGTCAGATGCGTTTGATGCGAGATTTCCTGGAATGACGCACTTTCAACGAAGCATTGAAGATGTTGGCATGCGTAGGTTCAAGTCTGAAGGCCAAGGGTACGTGTATACTTGGACTGGTCGTAGACTTCCATGTGACGACAACCGCGTCTACACTTTGGTCAACTATCTAATTCAAGGCGGTGCTGCTGAAGTATTTAAGAGCAATCTTGTAAAGCTCGACCAGGCCGATTTGACTGAACTGCTGATCGTTCCAGTGCACGACGAAATTGTGCTAAATGCGCCGCGAGAACAAGCAGAAGAAATCAAACAACTAGTTCAGAAGTGCATGACAACTACCGAAGGATGGAACGTGCCACTTACCGCTGACGTTGATGGTCCACTAGAAAGCTGGGGAGATAAATACCGATGACAGGCAGACTTATTCTTGCAGTAGACCCTGGCAAAGCAACTGGGATATGCTTATTTTTGTACGAAAACGGAGAACCAGAACTACTCTGGTCTGGTGAGTATCAAGCAGATGAATTTGCTTGGGCAGTTCGGTCAGCAATTGCTCACGCACAGATGAGAGAAACAATGCTTGAAGTAGCTTGTGAGCGTTTTACTATTACAGCGCAAACAGCAAAGAACTCGCAAGCACCGTACTCGCTTGAGCAAATCGGAGTTCTAAAGCACCTCATACGGGAAAGCGACGGAGTTGCCAGTGAATTAGTGTTTCAAGCGCCAGTAGATGCAAAAAGGTTGTTTCCAAACGAAGCGATAAAGAAGCTTGGGTATTGGCACAAAGGTGGAGAAGGCCACGCTTTGGACGCCATTCGTCATGGTCTTCTTTATCTTGCAAAGCATGGCTGGACGCCAAAAAGACTACTTCAATAGATACTAAGAAAAAAATTTGCAAAACTGCACGTATTTTGTCTTAGTATATGATACAGTGACACATACCAAATGACGAGGAGCTTTAGTGCCAGTAAATGTTGATCTCAACCCAACGGGTGAGTACATCCGAATTGAGACAGAGTGGCGGTTCAAAGAGCTATGCAAGAGCATACCTGGAGCCACATGGAACGCAGGAGAACAAGCATGGCGTGTACCGCTGGGCTGGTCGTCATGTCTTGCGCTTCGGTCTGTATTCAAGAATGATCTTGCCATTGGTCCTGCCCTATCTGCATGGGCGGCCAACGAGCTTGCTACAAGAGTTACGCCGTCAAATGATCTTCGCGATCTTGATACATACGACGGCGACGAGGCTTTGTTTCCTCACCAGCGAGCTGGAGTTGCGTTCTTATCAACCGCGCGGCGCGCGCTTTTAGCTGACGAGCCAGGCCTAGGAAAAACAGCACAGGCAATTCGTGCTCTAAAAAAGCTAAACGACGATGGAAGCGAGTCTCTGCCAGCGTTGATTGTTTGCCCAAACACACTAAAAAAGAATTGGAAGCGTGAGTTTGCAAAGTGGTGGCCAGAAGCCAGTGTTCAAATTATCCGCGGCTCTGCTGGTCAGCGTCGCAAGCAATTTGAGACAGAGGCAGATGTGTACGTCATCAACTGGGAATCATTGCGTGCGCACTCGCGACTTGCGCCTTACGGCTCTGTTGCGCTTGCTCGCTGTGTTGATTGCGGAGGCCATGACGAAAAGGTTACAGAAAACCGTTGCGAAGTTCATTTACGCGAATTGAACCACATTGACTTCAAGGCAGTTGTTGCCGACGAAATTCACCGGTCAAAGGATCCAAAGTCAAAGCAAACACGTGCGCTATGGGCGGCAACAGGCGATGCCGATGTTCGTTTTGCGCTAACAGGCACACCAATTGCAAATGATGTTGTTGATCTTTGGCCTATCCTTCACTGGTTATCACCAAATGAGTGGCCAAGCAAGACACGTTGGATTGATCGCATGGTTGACACGATGATGAACGCCTTTGGCGGAATGATTGTTATTGGCGTAAAGCCTCAAATGACAGATGAGTTCTACGCGGCAATCAATCCGCGCATGCGCAGAATGCTCAAGGCTCGCGTACTTCCGTGGTTGCCTCCAGTACTTAACGAGCGCCGTGACATTGAGATGTCGGCAAAACAGAAAAAAGCGTACGACCAGATGCGCGAGCTCATGATTGCCGAACTTGAAGGCGGTGAGGCTGTTGTTGCTCCAAGTCCGCTTACTCAGACGACACGGCTTCTTCAGTTCGCAAGTTCATACGCTGAAATGAATGTTGACGAGATCACCGGTGAAAGCAAGGTAAAGCTCATCGGCCCGTCGTGCAAGGTTGATGCGCTTATGGACGACATCGCAAACGGCGACTTTGGCGATGACTCAGTTGCTGTTTGTGCGGTATCACGTCAGCTAATTGAACTTTTAAGCGAAGAAATGACTAAGGCAAAGATCCCACACGGCCTTATTACAGGTGCCCAAGACGAAGATGAACGACAGAAAGCCGTTGATGATTTTCAGTCTGGAAAGATTAAATGGGTCTTGTTTACCGCACAGGCAGGCGGTGTTGGAATTACACTTACCGCGGCTCGTCGGTTAGTTATGCTTCAACGTCCTTGGTCGCTCGTTGATCACAAGCAGGCGATGGACCGCGTTCACCGCATTGGCAGTGAAATTCACGACAGCATCGTAATCATGGACTACGTCACTGAAGGCACAATTGAAGAGCGAGTTATTGATGTCCTTGATACAAAGGCCGATAACTTTGAGCAAATCGTGCGCGACAAAACACAACTTCTTAAGATCCTAAAAGATGAGAAAGCGAGTTCATAATGACATTTGAAGCACCAGCTATGCCCGTGGTAATCACACCACGGCCAATCAAGATTTCAAACTCTGAAATCCAGACATTTAAGGACTGCCGCCGTAAGTGGTGGCTAACCTATTACCGACGGCTTCAACCAAAGACACAAAACATGACTGGCGCTCTTGCGCTTGGAACACGAATTCACGGCGCTCTTGACGCGCACTACAGTCTTGGCGTTCCACTTCTTGAGGCGCACGCTGAGCTCGTCAAGATAGACAAACAAATTCTTATTGACAGCTATCGCGACACTGTTGACTTGGATAGTGAAGCCGAGCTCGGTCGTATCATGCTTGAAGGCTATCTTCAGTGGGTAGACGAAAACGGTATTGACGCAGAGCTTGAGATGATCTCGACTGAAGAAATCATCTCGATGCCGATGTTTGATGGCGAGGTTGAGCTTCAAGGAAAGCTTGACATGCGTGTCCGACGCAAGGGCGACGGCGTGCGTATGTTTCGCGACTTTAAAACAGTCGGTGGCTCATTTGCTGAGTTCGCAAGTCTTGCTCACATGAATGAGCAGATCCTTACTTACATGCTTCTTGAAGACTATCAAAACAAAGAACTTGGAAAGCATGCCGGCGAACGCAGTGAAGGCGGTATCTTTACAATGCTCAAGAAGGTGAAGCGTACAGCAAACGCTAAACCACCGTTCTACGAGCAGATGGAAGTTCGTCACAATCAGTTTGCACTTCGTGCGTTTGCGTCACGAATTCATGGCACCATCAAGGATATGCTGGCTGTCAGAGGCGCACTTGACGAAGGACAAGATCATTACGGAGTTGCTTACCCACGACCAAGTCGTGATTGTAAATGGAAATGCCAGTTCTTTGCAATTTGCCCACTGTTTGACGACGGCAGCGCCGCCGAACATGCAATAAGCGAGATGTACGCGGTCGCCGACCCGTATGGTTACTACAAGACAGAAGAGAAGAAAGGAAACGAATAATGGGAGAAGTACAACGCTCGTTGACCATCATGGTTTATGGTGAGTCAAAAGTAGGTAAGTCGTCGTTCGCGGTGACCGCACCATACCCGAGATTGATGCTTGACGTTGAAGGAGGACACAGGTTCTTGCCTATCAACGTGCGATACTGGGATCCACTTCGCGAGGAACCGCCTGCAGCAGATGGAACATGGGACACATGCGTTGTCAATGTTACCGAATACGACACGGTTCTCAAGGCGTACCAGTGGCTACAACTAGGTCGTCATCAGTTCAAGTCGCTGATCATTGACTCTGTATCTGAACTTCAGGTTAAGTGCATGGACAACATCGCAGGTACAAACCAGATGCAGATGCAGCAATGGGGCGAATTGTTGCGCCACATGGGAGCGCTATTGCGCGACCTTCGCGACTTGACAATGCACCCAACAGCACCGCTTGAAGCAGTGGTTCTTACTGCGATGGCCCGACAAGATAAAGACGGCCGCTACCGTCCATACCTGCAGGGGCAACTTGCAATTCAAGCACCATACTTCTACGACATACTCGGCGCAATTACCGTTGAGGACGTGTTCCCTGGTGACCCAACACAGGCGCCATACAAGGCACGTCGTATGTTTGTTGAGCGCACAAACCAGTATGAAGCTGGCGAGCGTGTTCAAGGTAGGCTCGGCAAAGTAGTCGAGCAAGAAAATCTCGGTGTTGAGCGAATGCTTGACATCGTGTTCGGACAGCGTCCGCAAGAAAAATCCAAATAACCAACAACAAAGAAAGCATAGGTAATAGCTATGAGTACCCTCAATTGGGGCGACCTAATCAAGGAAGCAGGAGACACCGCTGGCGGATATGATCCACTACCGGATGGCGACTACGATCTTCAAATCGTTGAGGCCACCGCTGCTGTTTCGCAGTCTGGAAAGACAATGTTCAAGGTCAAGGCACAGGTTCAGACTGGCGCACATGCAAAGCGTCTTGTCTGGGACAACCTGGTTGTCTCGACTGACAACCCAACAGCACTTGGAATCTTCTTCCGCAAGATGAACGCACTCGGTCTTGGCCGTGAGTTCTTTGCGACCAGCCCAACCAACGCGCAAATTGAAGCTGCAATGAAGAACAAGTTCTTCCGTGCACAGGTCGGTTCACGCACTTGGCAAGGTCAGAAGAAGAACGAAATCAAAGCGTACTACACCGTAGCAAATGCTGCGGCGGCTGCGCCAGTTGTTGCAGCGGCTCCAGCCCCTGCACCAGCACCAGCACCAGCACCAGCACCGGCCCCTGCACCAGCGGCAGCACCAGCACCGCAAGCAGCAGCCCCTGCACCTGCAGCGCCAGCGACGGACACTCCGCCGCCAGCACCGTTCTGATCTAATCAGAACGCGATACTCGTAGATGGGTGTGTCTGTCGCAAGATAGGCACGCCCTCTATGATTCAATCGTGATATCATTTACACACGACTAATACAACGGAGAGATTTATGCGCGTAGCAATTCTTGAACCAGAACCAGGAGTAAAAGGACCGACTGCCTGGGCATTTCGCTTACGATACGGTTTTCAACAACTCGGACATGAGTGCGATGTTGTTTCATTTACAAAGAGTGGAAAGACACGAGCATCTTGGGGAAAGCCGCAGCCTGGCGGAAGGTGGTGGAGTGAAGCGCCAAATGTTGTTGTGAAAACAGCAAACCTGGTTGAGACGCTTGACACATACGACATGATTGTATTGCCAGAGATCAAAGTCCCTTTGCACGACAAAACAGCAATCAAAGAGTCTGCAAAGACAGGCCAAGCCGTTCTTCCAGAGTATGTTGACGCGCTACGCAGAACAAAGACAAAGTGGACAACGTCACTGCATGGATCGTTTTATCCAGAAAAAGATATTCCGTTTGTGCCACAGCTTCTTGAGTCACCATCACGCGGCACAAAGCTTGTGACAATGAGCGATGACTCAGCCAGCGACAGCAATGAGCTTTTTAAGACTATGGACTGGATCAAAGGCTGCATGCCGTACATTCCAAAGTTTGACATTGACGCGCCGATTACAAATGATTGGACCGTGGGCACTTCTGGTCGTTTTATCTATAACAAAGGACAACCAGTTGTCGCGTTGGCTGGCGCGCAGCTTCCAGAGCACGTCACTGTTGAAATCTGGGGATCATGCTCAGTAGGCCTTGGCCCATCGCCAACATACATTGTTTACGAGCAGCTTCGTGATCACTTTGGCGCGCAGACAAAGCGCTATGCAGAGAGAGTTGACCCGACTAAGGGTGCGGATGGAAACATCATTACTCCTTATCCGTGGGACGCTCGTATTCCTGGACACGCGCTTGTTCGCTATCTTGGAAACTACATGGACTCTGCTGCAATTGCATCGCGCTTTCGTGTTCATATGAATCTTACGGCACACAACTTTGCTCGGGGACTTGTTGAATACTCGTCGCTTGAAGCAGCAGATGCTGGTGCAATGTGTATTGTTCCTGGCCACCTGTCTGATCCTCAGTTCAGAATGCTTGTTCTTGACTGGTACAAAGGATCGCCAACGCAGTCACGACTTGTTCAGGCAGATGGTCTTGAGATTATTCGCAAGTGCAAAGAAGCGTTTGAACAGTGTCTTGCTATTTCAGATGCTGATCGCTTTGAAATTGCAAAGCATAATCGTGAAGTACTCAGGACAAGAAATGATCCACGCAAGAGCGCAGAGATATTGATTGAAAGCGCTTTTTCGTGAGGGGTCTATCTGGTGCAGTTGTCATTGACAACGGCGATGGCACTGTCACCAAGTCAGGTGGAATTCCAGAGCGAACACGCGAGCAAGGCGAGTGGCTTATTCAGCATGGGAGTCACGTATTTCCAAATATTGTAAGCCTGCTTGACGACGGCTATGTCATGGAAAAACTTGAGTACATTGACTACTGGACAATTGATAACTCGTTTGTTCATGTTGCGCTACTACGTCACGTGTGGTCCCAGCCTCCAGCAGTTCCGCCGACGACAAATACTCACAAGCTTCTCAAGGAGAAGATGCAGGGAACTATTGATCGGCATCTTGACACGCTTATCAGCAACGCGGCAAAAGACGCAATCATCGCTGACGCAACAAAGGCCGCTGTTGGGGCATACCGACTAAAGCACGCGCTGACGCACGGCGACCCGACTTCTGAAAACGTGATGTTTCGCCCAGGCTATGGAAACGTGTTGATTGATCCGATCAGAGCGACTGAGGTCGTCCCAGACTCTCCAGCAGTTGATGTTGGAAAGATGCTTCAAAGCGCATACGGCTGGGAACACGCAAAGTACAACAATGGAATGCTTGCGTACAGCCACGACGACATTGCAGATGTTGTAAACGACGAAGAACTATTTGAGGTTGGTGAGTCTTGGGCAGTCATTCACGTAATGCGCGCAATTCCGTACGTGAAACGAAACATGCCAGACGCGCTACCTCGTGTAATTGAAGTCTTAGAAAAAGCTATTGAAAGGAAATAACATGGCAACATGGTGCTCAGACATTGACGGTGTTCTTGTTGATTCAAGAAGCCTTGTAATTGAGTCTTACAAATATGTCGGGATTGATATGCCTGTCCAAGCCTGGGGGCACCCGTGGCAGACATGGCTGCCGTCAGCTGTCGGTTCCCACGAAAAAGCTCGCGAGCTTCACGAAAAGAAGACAGAGGCATACATTGAAGTGCTTCGCGCAGGGGCTGCATTAAAGAACGCGCTTCCTTTTGCAGAGATCATGCGTGCGCTTGAACACGACATGAGAGCTCGAGTGTTCTATGTCACTGGCGCTGCTAAGGCAACAGCAACAGTAATACTGCAAGAGCTAGGGCTTAACGCAGATAACCTTGTTGCTGCAAGCACCACGACTGACGCTCGCAAGGAAATACTTGAAAGCCTTGACTCATCTGGTGTGTACATTGACGACAGGATTGAAGGAAAAGGTCCAGCGGAAGAAGCAGGTTGGGATTTTATTTGGGCTAAGCAGGACTGGCGTTGGAAGCAGTAATTCTTGCCGCAGGCCGTGGCCAGCGGATGGAAGGCTTTGCTAAGCCGTTCTACAAGCCACTGCTTGAGATCAATGGAATGCCGCTCGTTGCATACGCTGTTGAATACGCTTCAGCCTCTGGCGTTGAGCGAGTAACAGTGGTCGCGTCTGCAGCAAACTATGACGACATTGGTGCTGCACTTTCTTCATACTCAAAGTGGGTGCGGTTGGTTGTTCAAGAAGAGCCAGCGGGACCAGGGCACGCGACAATGATTGGACTGTCGGACGCGGTGCACGACCAAACAATGCTACTTATGAGCGATAACGTGATGGATCAAGACATCGTAGTTGACATGGCTTTTAGTAGCAGAGTAAACAAGACCGACGCAATTGGCGTACGAACAGTGACACTCGAGCAAGCATCTAGGTTTACGCGAATACAGCACGCACATGAAGACAATGAAAACTACAAGTTCGTTGAAGGAACTCCAGTCGGAATAGACGATATTTGGATTGATGGAAATGTAAAAGTATGGTGCGGCCCCGTGGTCTTTCAGACGGGTAGAGCCTTTGACATACTTTCAAATGAATGGGCAAATCGCAAAGAGTCATCTGAAATGAAAATTGGTCCGTACCTAAACATGATTATGCGATGGCCAACACATCTATACGACGTCAAAGCTTTTGATGTCGGTATACCGTCTGCGTACATTGCAAGTAAGAATGGTGACCTGGCATGAAAGTACTCATATGCGGAATGACTGCATCGCAGTCCTCATACTCATTAAGCAGGCGAAATGCCTCGTTTGCTGGAATGTTGAATGACGCTCTTGTTGAAAGTAGTGTTGAGGTAGTCTGGGCCGATCCCGCCGTATCGTGGACAGCAAAACATTTTGATGAGTATGACTCTGTTTTAGTTGGAGTTGCGCCAGTTCTTAGCATGACAGCGAACAAAGCTTACGGAGTTCTTGCAGCAATTGAGACGCTGTATGGAAGTAAAAAACTACGTCTTTTCGTTGATGCTCCAGAGCCTTCAAAGATCCATGCAAGCCTTCGGTCAATTGAAAAAGACAATTCACGACTTACGAAGCAGCTGTACTCGATGCGAAAAGAGTACAAAGAAATCATGAAGAACGCCAAGGCAAAAGACAAGGTTATTCGGGGAGCGTCGCTATTGCTTTCTGAAAAATGGCCAACAACTATTTACCCAGCCTTGCCGATTGATCAAAAGGTGTCTGATTCTTCTGGTATTCCAGAGTCAATGGGTTCGTCGTTTTCTGGAGTAAACCTTGACTCAATGCTTGTAAAACAAAACATGTCTATAAATACAAATAGACAAAAGTACTGGGTCATTGACAGCCCAAAAACAAAATGGTGCGCTGGCGTATTAGAACATCTAATGTACCCGTCAACTGCGGCTAGAGAAAACAGAACGTGGACTGATGCGCACGTTCAAGACAACATTGCAAGTTCTCTTGGAGTAATTATCGGACCTCATGACGATAAGTTGTTGTGGTGGTCATCAAGATTTGCTCAAGCGATGAACACGCTTACTCCCGTAGCTACAGAGTGGAGATTAGCATCAAAGATCGGAGAGGCCTGGAATCATCTAGCGTCAGGACTAGAGCAAATGTCTGTTCTCGACAGATATGAAATTGCTGTTGCTCAACGAGATCAGTACATGAACAGCGTGCCAGGAACATACGAGTCAGTACAACAACTAAAGAAAGAGATAGGAATCTAATGGGAGTGCTATTCAACGATTGGCTCAAGAAAACAAAAGAGCTTCAGGAAGAAGCTTATGGAGTCATCTACCACAAGTTTGAGGGCGATCAGCCATATAAGCTCAACAACATCATCGAGTATCTGCGATGGAATATGCTCGCAATTGACGACGAACTTGCAGAAGTTCGCAAAGAGATCTCGTGGAAGCCTTGGCAGCACGACGATCCATATGTCAACCGTGAAGCAGTAGTCAAAGAGTGCGTTGATATTCTCCACTTCGTAGCAAACATTATTTGCGCGGTAGGCGGTACAGACGAGCAACTTGACGCATACTATGTAAACAAGATGGAAGTAAATCGTAAGCGTCAACTTAAAGGATACAAAGTAAAAGCTGAAGGCGTAAAGTGCGGCTCATGCTCTCGAGCACTTGACGACTTTGACACTTCAACATGTCAGGAGACAGCATGCCCTCAGAAGTAACTTGGAGTGAAGTATCGCTAAAAGATACAAATGTTGGCGATATTGTTCGCGTCAAACTAGACGCATATCGAGGTGTCGTTGGAGAAATACACAACGGACGCTTTTGCGAAGTACTTGCAGTTGGTGGAGGCGACGTGATTGTTCGCAGCATTGACGGTATACTTCCAGAATTACCAGAAACACATCACTCACCGTACTCGCTGGAGAAAAGAGCACTCTTATGAGAGCAGCAATTGAATTTGAAGTATTTGGATCAACGCTAGAAGAGATCAAAGAACAGGCCTTGAGAAGTTGGAAAGAGTTTATGGAAAACGACGAAATTGAACTTCCACACGATACGGAAATTCACATCGAGCCGTCGGCGGCAAGCGACTACAAAGCAATAGTGTACGTGCGAACAAAGGTAGAAAATGACCAAAGCTAAAAACGGAAGAACTCGTTGCTTAGACGAAGCAGCAACAATTGTTACTGGCCAGCGCGATGCGCAGTACGGCGGACCAGAAGAGAACTTCACCAGGATTGCCAAACTATGGTCGGTAATCTTTGGGATAGAGGTTACACAAGAAGATGTCGCTATGGCAATGGTTGCTGTAAAGGTGGCCAGATACGCTTCTAAGTCTGGATTTCAACCAGACACGTGGGTAGACATCGCTGGCTACGCGGCCTGTGGTTACGAAGTAGGCGAGAAGTAAGTTACCACCTTTTCTGGCGTCACCGGATACAGTTGAATAAACGGCAACAACGGAGAACATATGTCAGAATTTACTTTTAACGACTGCAACGGCCTCGCTGGCTTCATGAGCCTTGGCTTTGTAAACAAGGGCATTGATATGAATGTCCGCACAGGAACTTTGAACTTTGGCAACCGAGTTGCTGAGTTAAACCGACAACACCTTGGCGACAACTGGTCTTCATTCTTTTCAGATGATCCAAATGAATGGCCAGACAACAAGGCTGACATCGTGCTTGGTTGCCCGCCATGCTCTGGTTGGTCGGTATGGTCTGGTCCTGCAAACCGTGGACCTGACGCAAAGGCACACGAACATACACGCGCTTTTATGAAGTATGCTGCGCGGATCAAACCAAAGATGATTATCTTTGAGTGTGTGCAGCAAGCGCTTACTCAAGGCCGTGATGCAATGATTAAGTACCGCGACATGGTTGAAGAGCTTTCTGGAAAAGAGTACGACCTGTATCATGTCAAAATGAACAACCTCCAGGTTGGTGGATTTTCATATCGCATGCGCTACTTCTGGACGGCCGTTGAAAAAGGAATGCCATTCGGCGCGCAGGCTATTGCTCCTGATGAAATGCCGACAATGATGGACGTTATTGGCGACCTTGAGAATCTTGAGTTGTCATGGGATCCGCAGCCATACAGCAAGGCTCCATCAAAGTTTGTTGCGCACTTGCGCAATGAAAGTGGTGTAGTTGATGGCCACATGAACAAGCAAAACCTTGAAGGACAGCGCATTAAAGAAATCTTTGACATTCTTGGCAACGAAGGTTGGAAGCCAATGACACCTGTAAGTAAGGCTCTTCGAGAAGCTGTTGCAAAGAACAATGACCAGTTTCCACAGTCTTGGCTTGCGCAAGAAGAAAAGCTTCGCGCTAATGATTTCAACATGGGATTCACGATGCCATGCCGCTGGGACGGTAACTCGTGGGCGCACGTTATGACAGGCGGCGCGCTAGATCATGTGATCCACCCAACACTTGAGCGCCGTATTACTCACCGCGAGGCAGCACGTCTGCAGGGTCTTCCAGATAGCTGGGCGTTTACTGAAGCAAAAGACTACTCGCCATTGTCGTCAACATGGGGCAAGGCAGTTGCAGTACAGGCTGCAGAGTGGATTGCTGATGCAGCGAAGGCCGCGCTTGAAGGTCAGCCAAACGGACCACAGGGCGAGCTAATTGGCGACCGCGAGTGGTTAGTCAATACAGACAAGGGTTTTAGCCGCCAAGCAGTTAAGAAGAAGTACTACACAAAAGAAAGCTAGTACTTTGGTCGGTCACGAAAAACGGCCATTAGATATGTATAATGTAACCAACGACATAGGACGGTTACATGCAATCATTTCTTACTAACACTGAGTCATTCGAGCTTACTGCTCACCACCTTGACAACAAGCGTCTACACAAGCAGACGCTCGAGGCGTGGCAGTGCCTGCTTAACATGTGCAATCTTGACCCAGACGGCAACCACCGAGATCCCAAAGGTTGGTCAAACCACCCCGTTGTTCGTATGTGGCGTGGCTACGAGACGTTGCTTGTTTCGTACATTTCAGCAACGTATTTTGAGTGGCGCGCTCGTGGCTACAAGTCTACGCTTCTTGACAAAACATATCGCACGTACGACAAAGCTCTCGAGCTTGGTCGCATCTCGCCTGACCTAGTTGTCCCACCTTGGATGTCAGATACAAAGTACTATGCCGACCTGTGCTCGACCCACCGTACAGCGCTATTGTGCAAAAACTACGACTGGTACAAACAGTTCAACTGGCCAGAGGACACTGGTTCTAAGCCTCCTACCTACGACTACTTATGGCCTCATCAGGACGGCTATACAGTTTGATCTGAGACGCTTTTAGATTCACTAGAAGCTCTTAAAAAAGTGCGGATTGATATCCGGGCATCTACAATGTAAACGTGACCAGGAATCACTAGAATGCGAGATACAATGCTATACGCATGAAGGATTCAAGAAAAGGCGAGTGCCTCTGGTCAGAGTGGTCTGGGGAGGGATATAGAACTTACAATAATTCTACTGTCATCTTCTACACAGAAGATCATGTTGACATTGAGCACGAGCTAGTCAAGCGAGCACTCGCGTCTGCAATTCAACGAGATGGAGTTGTTGACTCTCTTGGCGATGCCTTCAAAAAAATAGAAAACGCAAGGACAAGCTACGGGTACGCAGGGACAATTGATGGGTCGCACGAAAAGTACGCGTGCAACGAAGATGGCGAAACTCAGCTTGGTGACATTGTTGATTCAATTCATGAGGTTGTGTGGGTTGAGATCGCGTGAAAAAGCCTGGAGGCTTAAGCGATGTGGCTTGGATGGACGATGCTGCGTGCGCACTTCCAGAAAATGCTCACATCAAAAAGTATTGGTTTTCTAAAGTACCAAAAGAAAAATACACTGCAAAAAACTTGTGCTACACATGTCCTGTTAGAAGTCAATGCCTTAAGTGGGCGCTTGAGAATAAACAAATACATGGAGTGTGGGGAGGAAAAGACGAAGGCGAGCTTCGCCGCGCTCTTTCAGTTTCTTACACTGGCCAAGAAGTTAGGCGCAAAAGGTTTCCAAACTGCCCACACTGTGGAGCTAGGCCTAGCAAGCTTCGCGTAGTTGTCGCTGAGTCTCCAGAAGGAGGAAGGTGGACAACAATGAAACTTGTTGTCTGCGATGAGTGTCAATTTGTTTGGAGAAGCCGTACAAGCGCAAACGCAGTAACTGCATACCATGCCGACAAAGAATCAAAAACTGAAAAGAAAAAAACTGAAAAAGCTAAAGCTAGCTTAAAAAAGGCAAAGAAAGAAAAAACTACTTAACGGCCCAGCATCGCGTGTCTGTGTCTTTTACGTTAACTTCCCAATCTGAAAAAATAAAAAGCTTTTCTTTTAAGTCTGGACCTGTAACATTTTTATAGTATTCCCAGCTTCTAATTGGGTTCTCATCAATAGCTGAGTGTGGCGCACGGCCTTCGCCTGCCATTGTTGCAATGAACATTCCTCCTGGAATAAGAAGAGAATGCGCATTTTTTACAATTTTTGGCCAAACAGCTGTATGCTCAAAGACTTCAGCGCATACGACGATGTCGTACTGTTTTTCGCTTTGGTACACGCTGGCGTCGGCTACAAGGTCAACTCCAGGACCTTCTTGAATATCAATACCAAAAAACGACCCGCCATCTGAGATCAACTCGTTGAAAAGAAATCTAACGCTTCCGTTAATATCAAGACTTCCAATCTCAAGAACGTGTACTCCAGTTTCTTTTGATACAAATGTTTTGCGTATCGCTAAAGACTCGGACACCCAGTCAAGAACACTGCCGTGCATTTAATCCTCCAAATTCCATTTAATGTAAAACTTAAGCTTATCATCTTGAACAGTCTGAACAAAGTTGTCTGGACGATCATTTTCAATTGTAGCTGAACTATTTCCACTGCAGCGCGCAATGCTTGCAATAGCCGCGCGACGTTGTTGTATTCTAAGAACCCATAAAAGTACGTCATTATCGCCGTACCACCACTTCATTGACTCGTCAAATCTCCATTTTTTCGTAAGATCTTTTGACAGCACCATACAAAATCCACCAAGCCCACCTGTGCCGTCGTACCGACTATTGCATACAGTGTCTACGTCCTGAGTGATGTCAGCAAACTTACGATAGTCGTAGCCGGGGCACACAATGCCAATTGATTTGTCATATTCAAGAAGAGATCCAAGAGCTCCTATGCAGTTTTCACCAAGAATTACGTCATCATTTATAAACGCTGCACTTGTGTTGTTTTCAATTGCCACATCAATTCCAAGGTTCCACATGGCATGAATACCGACCCCAAGAGGAACTTGTTTTAGAACAACTTTTTTCTTATCTGCAAGAAGCTTACTGTATGCGTTGTGCGCCAACTCTCCATCGGCTACAACAACAATTGTTTCAACTTGGGCGTCGTCTTGGAGCTTTTCTACTACACTTAGAAGTCCATCAGCGTTTGATTTGCTTGGAATAACAGCAGTGATTTTTTCGTGGTACGTAGTTCTAAGCATCATCGCAAGATTCTCTTGAAATCTTTCGTTATTTGGCTCAATAAGAATTGCAGAACGCAGATGCGAAATAGCCTCGGCGCTTAGCCCAAGGTTCCACGCAGCAATGCTTGCTAGGTCGTGCGGAAGTGAGCCCCAAGCCGAAGCATCGTTGAGGTACACAAGAGGTTTTTCTTTAATTGTTAGCGCTCTTTTTACAGATGATAGGCAGTTTTCCCATTTGTGATTTTCATAGTAGTGAAATGCAAGCTCGACCCATGGTTCGCGAAACTCTGGCGCTTCAGCGGCTGCACGAAGTAGCCATGTTTCCGTTTCGTGTTTTTCTATTTTTGCTAAGTACCGCATTGATGCTGCACGTTCAGGCCGCCATTGCGCGTTTGGAAGAGCAAGGTGTCTCTTAAACTCAACGGTAGCCTCTTCGTTTCTTCCATGAAAAAACAATTCTCTTGCGTAGTAATAAGTATTGCGGTCGTCATTAGGACGCTCATCAACAGCTTTTTTGAGTAATGGAAGGTACTGACCACGTGACTTTGTGTTGTCTGGGTGGTGATTTATTTCAAGTGATATCCAATTTTGCACTTCAACATCAGTTGAAGCCAATACTTCGTGAACTGGGTGAACCCATCTGTATCCAAAGCGGGCGTGAATTTTATCGCCGCCGTAGACTAATCCTTCTGAGCCGTCGTCATTCCAACTCCACACATATTTGTACCTTGGCCGAGTTGTTCCTTCTGGTGTAGATTCAAGATGCTCTCTCCAGCCTGACACAAGCACCTCGTCCATGTCAAGCGATACACACATGTCAATATCAGCTGGAAGTAGCGCAAGAGAGGCATTCCGTGCGTCGTCAAATCGCCAAGGCTTGACAATGACTTGCGCTACGTTGATTCCAAGTTCTTTTGCGTATTCAACTGTGCCGTCCCTTGAGCCAGTGTCAGCAATAAGCAAGTAGTCTGCTTCTTTTGCAGAGTTGTACCACGAGTCAACAAACTTCTTTTCATTAAGAGCTATCGTGTATACTGCTATTTTCATTTTTCTTGCCTCTTATGTCGTTTGACGCCTAGTACATATTATCTAAAACGCTGTTCTTACCCAGTCCTCATGCGGGCTAGGTACTCCAAAGAGGTCGCGTACTAGCGCGTCGTACGATCCGTCATCTAATGAAGCCTTTATAAGTTCTATACCGTGCTTTTTTGCAAGATGCTCTACGTCATAGTGATACTTGCGGTGGACTTCTCGCAATACTTCATCAGAAATCTGAGAAAAAGAACTGTAGTCACGTTTAGTTACATACTTTATAAGTTCAATTGGAGGTTGTTCATTTATTTTGTGAACAACAATGCCTGCCCAAAGTTTTTTAGTTGACTGCACCCACAAATCTACATCTCTTTCAACAAGAACAAACGTACTACTTCCGTAGTTTATCATCAAATTCTCAACGAAAAAATGAATTGGCTGGTCGGAAACAACCTCATAGCCGCTCAGTACTTTTTTGAATTCATTCCATCTAGTTTCTTCATCTTGGTAGTTAAATATGTACTCGAACTCGTTAAAGTGAACTGAAGACCGTCCGCCAAGCTTAGCTGCTAAATGAAACGACTGTGTAGCAGTTCTTGGAAGACTTAGATTGAGAATAAGCTTATTGTATTTTCTTACAGCTTCGTACTCAGAGTTATTCATTGATAGGTGTTGTCTACTTTATTTGTAAACAGCAATGACTGCGCTATCGCCTACTCTGTGCGTTGCCGAAGTATGGAAAAGCTCGTAGTCTAGGCCTGATTTAGAAAAGTACTCAATAAGTTGTTCTGCGCTTTGGGCGTGCTTTTCCCAGTCTGCGCCAGTTCTATTGACAAGAATATCTTCAATCATGTACACTCCGCCGTCGGCAACAATTTCATACATACTTTCAAATGTATTGATGCTCTTATCAAACATATGAGATGCGTCGTCTAAAATTGCATCTACCTTGCCAGGAAGGTTCTTCTTTAGCGTCTCTAAAGACTCTTTTGAGTCTTGGTCTACGTAAAATGTGGATATTTTTTCAGTGTCAAACAGCAGGTGTTTTTTGCGATCTGCACCGTAAATCTTTGCATCTGGAAATACGTTTGCCCATGCATGAAGATCTGTTGTAGCGACGTGGTCAGAAAGAAACAACCCGATTTCAAGAAAAGATCTAACTGTTCTTTTAAAGAATATGTGTGAGTATACTTCGTGGTAGCAGTGGTACGCACCTTTGTCTGAGAGCGCATTTTCAAAGGAGTCAAACAATACCTTGGCTAGTGCTGTGTTGTATTCGTACCCTATGTTACTTGAATTTGATTTCATAGTAAGTCTTTCTAATGCAGATAGTAGATGCGTCTTTAGTTCTTTTTTAGGACGTAAGAAGACCAATTTTGCTCGTTTGTTATTCCAATGAACTCGACATCGTTGCTTTTTACAAAGTCTAGTACGGCGTCGTTTACTCCATCATCTTCAGGAGCGTTCCAGTCGTGCCCGCACAGGAATCCGCCGGTCTTTACTTTTTTATAGTACGCATTTAGATCTTTTGTTACGCCTTCATATGAATGATCTGCGTCAATGTACACCCAGTCAAAAAAGTCATCTTCAAAGCTACGCGACGCCTCAACTGAGTCGCTTCGCACCAATTTGACATTTTCATACGGAGAAAACTTCTGCAACAGGTGATTATAGACACCTAAATACTGTTCTGTTTCAGTGAAGTTTATGTAATACGCCGCGTACGACGCTGTCTTAAACTCTTGAACATCCCACATGTCAATGAGATACAGCTCTTTTGGATTGTTGTGGTTAATGATCGCTTCAGAATACTCACCGAGCCACACGCCGACTTCTGCACATACTGAGTTATTTGGCAGCACTGATAGCAGTCCGCTGCGGTTATAGTCTAAAGTTTTCATAAAAGAATCCTACTATGGTTTAGTGATACAGCACCGCTGTATCCACGATTTACTTTTCAATAAATTGATCAGCGTATTTTTGCGCGTCGCCGACGTACCTGTACCTGCCTACGTGCGTTAGATCAATAGAAGGATCAAGCCACGTTAGGCCGCCAAGGCGTTGCCAGTATCTACAAAACGCGTAGTCTTCAGAAAGATAGCGACCGTTTTCATCAATTAAGGTGTCAAATAGAGCGTAGGTGCATTTCTTTTCTTCTTCGCTAAGTGCGCCTGTGTCGTCTACATATCTAAGCTCTGGATATTTGTCAAACATTGTTTGTATCGTCTCGCGCTTAATCAACATAAAGCCGGTACCAAGATCGTAGGCGGCAAACGCACCGTTAGACATCGAGATCTGCGTCTGGCCTGGTTTTATCAATGAAAACGCATATCGTGATGAATTCTTTGCTGCTTCAGCAGCGCCTTCGCCGTTCTTAACTCGTTTCTCAACCTTTTCCCACTCAATTTGCTTGATTGGGTACGCTGCCGCGATGATGTCCTTATTGTGCCACAAAAGCTTCATAATAGAGTCTGGGTCATATTCAATGTCGGCGTCAATGAACATCATATGCGTGTACTCTGTCTGGGCCATGAACTTGGCGACAAGTGTGTTTCGCGCTCTAGTAACTAATGAATCTGAGACAGTCGCAAGAACAGTCTGTAGCCCAAGAGCATTGAACTTCATAATTGTCCTAATTGTAGACATCATGAAAGGCTCTGTGACTGTGCTGTCATAACACGGAACTGCAATAAACAACTTCCACTGACTTAGTTGTTCTCTCGACAGAGTAATCTGCACTTGTTCTTGTTTATCTGACATCTTTTCTCCCGGCTAGAGTCCTACAACATTGTACTACATACTTGCGGCGAAAAGGTGAACTAGAAAGTCACCGTCCCTGTGCCACCAGTAAACGTGTAAACTCTAAACCCTGCACGACTAGATGTTGAAACTGAGTATGTCAAACCTGCACTGACTGTAGTAAGCGCAGGAAAAGTTGAAGGATACGCAATAATCACAACGCCTGATCCGCCGCTTCCACCTGCTTGCGCATAATCACCGCCAGCAGCGCCACCACCAGAACCAGTGTTTGGTGTTCCAGAACCTGGAGGTATGCCTGTTCCTGAATCATTGCGACCATTGCCACCACCGCCTGAGCCCCCAGCGCCAGCGGTTCCACCTGCAGAACCTGCTGCACCACCTCCACCACCACCTGCACGAGTAACTGCAGTACCAGTTATAGATGAAGATGCTCCTGCACCACCATTAGGACCGCTTCCTGCGGCCCCTGCGCCTCCACCGCCGCCAAGAATAAATGTTGGAGCGCCGCCACCACTACCACCAGCATTGCCTTCTGATGGAGAATATCCACCTTGGTTTCCTGCTGGACCAGGGCTGTTCACACCACCGCCACCGCCGCTACCGCCAGTTGCTCCACCGTTACCGCCACCAGTTGAAGTAATCGTAGAAAATACAGAGTTACTGCCCTTTGTTGCAGAGCCACCACCAGCACCTACTGTGACTGTAAGAGCGGTTCCTGAAGCAACAGCAAATGAATTTGAAGTTCTATATCCGCCAGCACCACCAGCAGGTGCAGCACCGCCACCAAATACAGCGTTAGCACCTCCACCTCCACCTGCAATGACTAAGTACTCAACAGT